CCCAAGATATGTAGTCAGTAGAAGCTTTATAATCTACACTAGCCCAATATTTCTTTGTTTTATCATCAATGTCGTATATATCTGATAGGCGAACAGGTCTTCCCGTTAGCCTGAAACACGGATATTCTTGTAGCGTTTGCCAAAGTGCCTTTTGAACGCAGCGCACCGCATGATAGCGTCGAATATTTCCTTTCGATATAACTCGAACCTTATTGGGTTCAAGTATGCCCTGTATCATGCATGAGCACGGCTCATGGAGAGAACGATACTTTTGGTCGTTCATCATTGTATCTACCTCGGATTGCAGCTGCTCTTTCGGCTGCTCGATTGGCATTTGATCTAGAGGTAACATAGGAGAACTAACGAATTGTGGTGCTTTTGAATAGCGTATCATATAAGGACGATAGATCCAGTCCTCGATAGCCATATCTGACCTAAAAATCCGATACTCAGTAACTAGAAGAGTAAAGGGGTCAAAAGCCATTTTAAAGAGCTCAGTCTGACGAGTGACATGGAAGTATTTAGTAGTTTCGTTTATCTCACCTAGAGCAACGAGTCTATCCTTTTTAAAGAGGAGTTGACTACATATGCTTTGAGGATCTTGAAAAACTAGACCACTTATCACTTCCATACCTCCGCCAAGCTGCTTTGTGTTCTCCCAACATGCGTTCCTAGTAGGCGTGGGATCATAATCCCTGAGTTTCTTCAACTTACTTTCGAACTTTTTTTTAAAGTCTTCGAGGAACGCCTGGCAAACGTTCTTCTTGTCGACATACACTCTCCCTCCTGGGCAGTTCAATATCTGGTTAATTATTTCCGGATTCCCACGATCGGGTCCACCGAGAGTTTTCATATGATCCATGTAGTTTCTTACAATGAATGATTCGTCGACAGGCAAGGTACAGCGCTTAGCCTGAAACCACGAATACCACAGATGCGTATTTTTATCATTATACGCATTCAGTCGGTTTCGGAAAAACCTCCTGAACCGTCCTTTTGGACAAAAGGATAGTCTTGGTTTGGGTGGTAGGCAGAGCGGCAAGGGATCAGGTGACCGATCTTTGAGATATTCTGCTGCAGGATATGTAAGCAAATGTTTACAAAATTCAATCCATTCCTTACTTGACTGTGCGCTAGATAAATAGTTTTTTATTTGTTTAGTAGCGTCATCAGCTAAGATAGGTGCAGCATGCTCGAGAATTATCTCTCTTATCCCTTTTAAGAGCATATTTGATCGTTGTCCAATGTCAATAGCGATACGATCTTTAAGAAGCTGTATTATTGCTTCATAGTCGCTATGACAATATGACTGTGCTATGAGTTCCCGAAACAGATCGAGGTTCCGGTTAATATCAACATAATAATCGTCGATAAAACTCTCCCATTGAGAGGACATTGATGGTGCAACATTGTGATGGTATTGATCTAACCATTTTATAAAATCTGTTACAGCGACAGTCATAGCCGAGGCTTCCCGGCTTTGCAGTTCATGGATACTTTGTTCATAGTTCTGTTCTCTTCGAGACCAGAACTGCGGATAGAGCTCCGATGAATAGCGGAATTCCGGTGCATTTAAATGTTCATAATGTGCTAGAAATTCCATCGTGATCCACGAACGTTAACCACAATGTGGTAGAG